CCACCCTTATTTTTTTTCATATGACATTTAAAGAAGAAATTGAAATACAATCAAGAGATAATAAAGTATTGTCTTACGAGATATTAAGTCAATTAAAAGATAAAAATTACTTCTCAGGTAGAAGTAAACAAATTGGTGACACCGTCCTTTTTGGTATGTTAAAAGAAGAAGATGAAGACGGAGAACTACACATTAGATTAGTGACTTTCCACGAAGAGGAAATTGGCACGTTATACGAAGAAGATAGTATCTTCTACAAAAGACCGAAAGAAAACAAATTACCAAACATTAAAAGAATAGAAAATGGCAATCAAGAAGAACAACTTTAATAAAGTTAAAGAGAAGTTTTCAACTTCAGCAAAATATAAACCTCAAAGGTTTCTTGACTTAGGTGGAGATTTCTTGGATGCTGTGGGTCTTCCAGGACCTGCAATTGGACACTTGAATATGTTCTTGGGTCATTCAGATACAGGTAAAACAACTGCGGCAATTAAGTCCGCTGTTGATTGTCAAAAGAAAAAGATACTACCTGTGTTTATCATCACAGAACAAAAGTGGTCTTTCGACCACGCAAAACTTATGGGTTTTGAATGTGAGGAAGTAGTTGATGAAGAAACAGGAGAAATGGATTGGGGTGGATTTTTCATCTTCAATAACAACTTCAGTTACATTGAACAAATTACTGACTACATCAACTCATTGTTAGATGCTCAGGAAAAGGGTGAATTAGACTATGAAGATGAAGATGGACAACAATCACCAAGCTTATGCTTTATATGGGATTCTGTGGGTTCTGTGCCGTGTAAGATGACCTTTGATGGTAAAGGTGGTAAACAACACAACGCCTCTGTATTATCTGACAAGATTGGTATGGGTATTAACCAAAGAATTTCAGGTTCAAGAAAGGCTGATTCTAAATGGGAAAATACTTTAATTATTATCAATCAACCTTGGGTTGAATTACCTGATAATCCATTTGGTCAACCCAAAATTATGGCTAAAGGTGGAAACGCTGTATGGTTAAACTCATCATTGGTGTTCTTATTTGGTAATCAAAAGGGTGCGGGAACAACTAAGATTACCGCAACCAAAGACAAACGTTCCATTAAATTCGCAGTTAGAAGTAAGGTATCTGTGTTAAAGAACCACATCAATGGTTTAGGTTTCGATGACGGTAGAATTATCGTTACACCACACGGGTTCTTAGCGGGAAAAGAATCTACTGAAGAGAAAGCTTCAATTGAAAAATACAAAAAGGAATACGCCGAGTATTGGAAAGATATCATCGGAGCGGATGGTGATTTCGATTTAAAAGAAGAGAGAGAAGATTAGTAACCCTTTAAATAAACTATGTGTCTAAAACTTTATTGGTAGATGGTGATAACCTTTTTAAGATTGGCTTTCACGGCGTTAAAGAACTTTATAATGATGGGGCTCACGTTGGGGGTGTTTATCATTTTATTAATACTCTTCGCCGATTCTTGGATGAACACAACCACGACAAAGTCGTAGTCTTTTGGGACGGAGACTCCAATTCCTCAATAAGAAAAAGTATATATCCGTTGTATAAGGGAAACCGAAGACAGGATATGAATGATTACAAATATGAATCTTACTTGCAACAAAAGGCGAGAGTAAAGACGTATTTGGAGGAGGTGTTCGTGCGACAGGTTGAGATGATGAATAACGAAGCTGACGACCTGATTGCCCACTACTGTAAAATTGCCACACAAGAAAACATTATTATATTCTCAGCCGACAAAGACCTAACCCAACTCATTTCTGAACGTGTTACAATTTATTCCCCAGTTCACAAACAATATTTCAAAAACGGTGATAAGATTTCTATTAACAAGGTGGACATTCCTCATCAGAATGTAACCGTGTGTAAAATCTTTACGGGAGATAAGTCAGATAACATTGAAGGTATCGAGGGATTGGGTGAAAAAACACTTGTCAAGTTATTCCCACAAATGCAGGAAAAATCCTGCACTGTCGAAGAATTGTTGGATATTGCACGAAATATCCCACAAAAGAAACCTATGAAAAGTTTATCAAATATTTTGACAGGTAAGACAAAAAGAGGTATACTTGGAGAAGAGTTTTACACAACAAATTCTAAAATAGTTGACCTTAACAATCCGTTAATCACTGATGAAGGAAAACAACTTGTAGAGCAAATTCACACCGATACAATTGACCCCACCGACAGAGGATATAAAAATTTAATGAGACTGATGATGGAAGACGGTCTCTTCAATTATCTACCTAAGAATGATGAGGCTTGGGTAAACTTCCTAAAACCATTTATGAAATTAACAAGAAAAGAAAAACGAAAACTATGATTGATTATTCCCTATCTGAAAAATTTAAAGTTCAATACAGAACAGCAAAACCTTTCCCATATATTGTAATTGATAATTTTTTACCTGAATTTCTATTACAATCTTGTCTAAATGAAATAAAAAAACATGATGAGTGGTATTCCAACCAAGAAGAATGGATTGAACCGTTCGAAGTAAATAAGTTTTATTATCCAACTGATTATACAGACATGATGGAATTTTCAAGAAAACTCCCAATTACTAGTATGGTTACTGAATATATGAACTCAGAGCCATTTTTAAAATTTTTAGAAAATTTGACAGGATTTGAAAAGTTATATAGAGACCCAATAATGTTAGGAGGTGGAATACATAAAATAAAAAAAGGTGGTAAACTTTCTGTTCATATAGATTATAATGAACATCCTGGAAAAAAATGGAAAAGAAACTTAAACCTATTACTTTATTTAAATGAAAATTGGAAAAAAGAATGGGAAGGAAATTTAGAACTATGGGGAGGGGTCCCTTGGAAGAAAGAAATTGAGGTAGAACCTATATTCAATAGAGCAGTTATTTTTTCTATTGAAGACGCACCTCACGGACATCCAATACCATTAAACACACCTGATGATGTGTCAAGATATTCATTAGCGTTGTATTATTTTACTGATGAAGAAGTAAAACAAGGACATAGCGTCATATTCTATAAGGATGAAGACTTAGGAATAACAAAAAACAATAACAATATTTTTAAATAGAAAAACGAAACACAAACAAAAATTAAAACTATGAAAGAGCAAGACAGCACTAAGATGGAATTTTTGCTTACCTTAAACGACAACATCGTCGTTCAAAGATTCTTTAATGTAAGAGGGTATAACCCGAAAGCTAAAAACTCAGTTGAGTTGTATGAATACATTAAAGGACTCAAAGAAGAGCTTGACTATTATCTTAAGATGAAGACGGTTATCTACATGATGGATAATAAAGAGTCTATTATTCATGACCCAAAGATTATGGAGACTTCATTCACTGAAGGTCCTGAAATCTTTAACCTTTTTGTTAAGGTTGGAGAACAGACAATTTGTCAGAGAATTTTTGACGGAAAAAAGTTTCCACCAAAAGTTCGTTATACGGTTGATGTAAGACCATTTTTAAAAGATGTCCTTCGTGAATTGACTGACATTTTTTCAAATCCTGAATTAAGTTACCAATATTTGGAATTTGATTTGAGTAAGTAAGTATTTAATATTATAGAGGGGTAAGTTTCAATTTATGAATAAAAATTTTGATTATTTAGGCAATCAGTTTCAGTTACAATTATTAAACCAAATTATAGAAGATAAGGAATTTTCATCATCTATTATGGATGTAATTGAATCTTCGTATTTCGATAACAAGTATTTCAAAATCATTATTCAGATGATTAAAGAATACTTTTCGAAATATGAGTCAACCCCAAACTTCGATACATTAGAACAGATTGTTAAATCTGAAATAACACAAGAACTTGTGGCAAAGATTGTGTTGGACACAATCAAACAAGTAAAGGAAGCTCCGTTTGAAGGGACTGTCTTTGTTCAGGAAAAGGCTTTGAAGTTTTGTAAACAACAAGAACTTCAGAAGGCTATGGACAGAGCTCAGAAGATTATTACCGAAGGTGACTTTGAATCTTATGATAAGGTTGAAGGTTTGGTAAGAGACGCTCTTCAGGTTGGTCAAACTGACAAGGGGACTTCAGATATTTTCACAGGTCTTGATACTGTATTAGAAGAAGACTATCGTCATCCAATTCCTATGGGTATTGTTGGAATTGACAAACTTCTCAAGGGTGGTTTGGCAAAAGGGGAAATTGGGGTTATCTTAGCACCGACAGGTGTGGGAAAGACAACAATACTTACCAAGATTGCAAACACAGCATTCAATTTGGGTTATAATGTTCTTCAAATATTCTTTGAGGACAACCCAAAGATTGTTCAGAGGAAACACTTCACAATATGGACTGGTATTGAACCTGATAATCTGGCTAACCACAAAGAAGAGGTTATGTCAAAGATTACTGAGATTCAAGAGACAATGAAAAACAAATTGGTTCTTAAGAAACTTGCGTCTGATACCATGACTATGAATCAAATTAAGAATCAAGTCAGAAAAATGATTGCTGAAGGAATAAAAATTGATTTGATTTTGTTAGATTATATTGATTGTGTTCTACCTGAATCAACTTCAAAAGATGAGTGGAAAGCCGAAGGTTCTGTAATGAGAGGGTTCGAGGCCATGTGTCACGAATTGAATCTCGTTGGATGGACTGCTACACAAGGTAATAGGTCTTCAATTTCGTCCGAAGTTGTTACTACTGACCAAATGGGTGGCTCAATTAAAAAGGCTCAGGTTGGTCACGTAATCATCACTGTGGCTAAGACACTTCAACAAAAGGAGATGAACTTGGCAACAATTGCAATCACCAAATCTCGTTTGGGTAAGGATGGTGTTGTTTTTGAAAACTGTAAATTTAATAATGAATTATTGGAGATTGACACTGAGTCATCGGTGACTTTCTTAGGTTTTGAAGAACAACAAGAAGAAAGAAAAAGAGATAGAGTTAAGGAGCTTCTCGAAAAAAGAAAAGAAAGAGAAGCACAGCAAAAAACAACTTAATTAAATATCTACTTTTTTTAAAAAAAACTTATTTTTTTTTATTAAAACTAATGGTCGGTTATATGCCGACCATATATTTATCATTAAAATCAACGATTTTTTGATAAAAAAAACACATTTAAAATTTTAACAATGGACATTTCAAACAGGATTTTATCGGAAATTACAGTGTATATGAAATACGCTAAGTATATTCCTGAACTAAAGAGAAGAGAGACATGGCAAGAACTTGTCACAAGAAACATGGATATGCACATCAAGCAGTATCCAGAAATCGAAAAGGAGATTAGAGAGAATTACATGTATGTTTACAGAAAGCAGGTATTACCTTCGATGAGGTCAATGCAGTTCGCAGGTAAACCAATTGAAATTTCACCTAACAGAATTTACAATTGTGCCTTTGCACCAATTGATGACTGGAGAGTATTCTCTGAAATCATGTTCTTACTTTTGGGTGGAACAGGTGTAGGTTATTCAGTTCAGAAACATCACGTTGATGTTTTACCTGAAATCAGAAAACCAAATAAAGAAAGAGGAAGAAGATGGTTGGTTGCTGACTCAATCGAAGGATGGGCTGATGCTGTTAAAGTGTTGGTTAAATCATATTTCTTCGGTGGTTCAAAAATTGAATTTGATTTTTCAGACATCAGACCTAAAGGAGCAAGACTTGTTACTTCAGGAGGTAAAGCACCTGGTGCTCAACCACTTAAAGAATGTCTTATCAAATTGGAAGGTATTCTTGATTCTAAAGAAAATGGTGACAAACTAAGACCAATCGAAGTTCATGATATCGTTTGTCATATTGCAGACGCAGTATTAGCTGGTGGTATCAGAAGAGCGGCGCTTATCTCATTATTCTCAGCAACTGATGAAGAAATGATTGGTTGTAAGAGTGGAGCATGGTGGGAAACAAATCCACAAAGAGGTAGAGCTAATAACTCTGCGGTTTTAATGAGACACAAAATCACTAAAGACTACTTCATGGATTTATGGAAGAGAATTGAAGCAAGTGGAGCAGGTGAACCTGGTATCTACTTATCAAACGATAAAGATTGGGGAACAAACCCTTGTTGTGAAATTGCATTAAGACCATTCCAATTCTGTAACCTTACAGAGGTTAACGTATCTAACGTTGTATCTCAAGAAGATTATGAAGATAGAGTGAGAGCGGCTTCTTTCATCGGAACATTACAAGCAGGATATACAGACTTCCACTACTTAAGACCAATTTGGCAAAGAACAACTGAAAAAGATGCGTTGATTGGAATTTCAATGACAGGTATCGGTTCAGGTGCGGTTTTAGGTTTGAATATGAAATCTGCGGCTAAGGTAGTTAAAGAAGAAAACAAAAGAGTTGCTGAATT